GGAGCTCGCGAGCCTGCGCTCGCCGTGGGAAAGCCAGTGGCAGGAGGTCGCCGAGCTCGTGCGCCCGGTCGAGGCGCAGTTCTTCGGCGTGAACACGCCGGGGCGGCGCGTCAACACCAACACCTTCGACAGCGCCGCGGCCGTCGCCGCCGACAACCTGGCCGCCGGCCTGTGGGGCAGCATCACCAATTCGGCCAACGAGTGGTTCCAGCTCAAGCACGCCGAGGACGAGCTCAACGACGTCGAGGAGGTCAAGGCCTGGCTCGGCGACGTCAGCAAGAAGATGCGCAACGCCTTCCAGGCGCGCGGCGGCATGTTCTATGCCCGCGTGATCGAGCTCTACCAGGACTTGGTCACCTTCGGCATCGGCAATTTCTACAACGAGGAGCGCGTCGGCGAGCGCCGCATCCTGTTTCAGCGCGTGGCGATGGCGGAGAGTTTCCCCGCCGAGAACGCCGAGCTCGAGATCGACACGATGCACCGCCGGTTCCGCTACACCGCCCGCCAGGCGCGGCAGCGCTGGGGCGACAGGCTGAGCGATCGCGTGCGCGACGCGGCGGAGAAGACCCCGTCGCGCGAGTTCGAATTCATCCATGCGGTCTATCCGCGTGAGGACTACAACCCGCGCGCCGCGCTGAGCCCGCAGGGCAAGCGCTTCGCGTCGTGCTGGATAGAGGTCGAGGGCGCGAAGCTGCTCCACGAGGGCGGCTACCGCATGTTCCCGTTCCAGGTCCCGCGCTGGGCGCGCGCGTCGTCGGGCGTCTACGGCTACGGCCCGGCGCTGCTCGCGCTTGCCGACATCAAAATGCTCAACTCCATGAGCAAGACGACGATCATCGCCGCGCAGAAGGCGGCGGATCCGCCGATCCTGGCGCCGGACGAGGCGTCCGTGAAGGGCATCCGCACGTCGCCCGGCGCGATCATGTACGGCGGCATCGACCCGGCGACCGGCAACCGGATGTTCCAGCCGTTCATTTCCGGCGCGCGCGTCGAGATCTCGCTCGAGATGGAGAACCAGCGCCGCCAGGCGATCAAGGATGCGTTCCTGTTCGCGCTCTTGATGATGAGCGGCGCGCCGGATCGGACCGCGACCGAAGTGCTGCAGCAGAAGGAGGAGCAGGTCCGCTTGATGGGGCCGTATCTCGGCCGCCTGCAGACCGAGCTCCTCGATCCGCTGATCGACAACGTCTTCGATGTCATGTTCCGCGCTGGTGCCTTCGCGCCGCCGCCCGACGTGCTGTTGCAGTATCCGGGGATCCGCGTCGAATACGTCTCGCCGCTCGCGCGCGCGCAGAAGGCGGCCGAAGGCGCTGCGATCATGCGGACGCTCGAGGCGATCGGGCCGCTCGCCACGGTCAAGCCGGAGATCTTCGACAACATCGACGGCGACCAGACCGCGCGCACGCTAGCCGACAGTTTCGGCATGTCGTCGAAGCTGCTCGTCGATCCGCGCAAGGTCGAGCAGATCCGCCAGCAGCGCGCGCAGCTGCAGCAGGCGCAGCTCGTCGCCCAGGCGGCGGCGCCGGCGCGCGACGCCGCGACCGCCCTCAAGACCTTGAGCGACGTCGGGGCGGCGCAGCGCCAGGCCGCCGAGCCGGGAGCGGCGGCATGATCGCGAACGGCATCCAGTGGCTCGTCAGCGTGTTCGGTCGCCAGCGCGCGCCCGACGTCCTCGCCGCTTATCGCGCCTGCCTCGATCCCGATGCGCCGGCGAGCCGCCTGGTGCTGCGCGATCTCGCGGCCTATTGCCGCGTCGGGCAGAGCAGCTTTGTCGCCGGCGATCCGTACCAGACCGCATTCAACGAGGGCGCGCGCGACGCCTTCCTGCACATCTGCGAAATGACCGGCCTCGATCCGTTCGAGGCGGCCCAGCGTCTAACCAGGGAGATTTCAAATGGCTGATCCTCAAGGCGCAGCGGGTGCCAATGGCCCCGGCGCCGGTTCCGGTGCGGCGCCTGGCGGGGCCGCGCCTGCCGGCACGCCGTCAGGTGGTGGCGCTCCCCCGGCGGGTGTCCCTGCGCCCGGTTCGGGGTCCGGCGCCGGCGCCGGGGGCGGCGCCGGCGCCGGTGCTGCGGCGGGCTCGCCGTTCGACTGGAAGACGACGCTCGGCGATCGCTTCGAGGAGTTTCGTCCGGCGATCGAGGCCAAGGGCTTCAAGACCGCGGCGGAGGCGCTGCAGTCCTACACGCATCTCGAGAAGCTGCTCGGCGCCGACAAGGCCGGCCGCACGGTCATCCTGCCAGGCGAGAACGCGACGCCGGAGGAGCTCGCCGCGTTCCACGGCAAGCTCGGCCGCCCGGAAAAGCCGGAGGGCTACCAGCTCGAGCCGCCGAAGGATGCGCCCGAGGGCATGTACTCGACCGAGTTCGCCAACGACTTCCGCGCCGTCGCGCACGCCGCCGGCGTGCCGCAGGGCCAGGCGAAGGCGCTGCATGACTGGTGGGTGGGCAAAGTCGTCGCGCAGGTCAAGGCGGAGGCCGAGGCGACCGCCGCGGCCGAGCAGCGCATCCAGGTCGAGCTCGACAAGGAATGGGGTGCGGCCAAGCCGCGGAAGGTCGAGCTCGCGAAGCGCGCGGCCAAGGAGCTGTTCGGCGACGACGCCGGCGCGATGACGAAGCTCGAGCAGGCGCTCACCACGCCGTCGTTCCTCAAGCGCATGGCGGCGATCGGCGAGAAGCTCGGCGGCGACACGCTGGGCGAGCCGGGCAAGGCATCGCTGGCGATGACGCCGGAACGCGCGCAGGCGGAGATCACGCGCAAGCTCGGCGATCCGCAATTCAGTGCGCGCTACTACAACCGGCAGCACCCCGACCATGCCAGCGCCGTCGCCGAAATGAACGCGCTGCACCAGGCCGCGGCGCCCGAGCCGAAGCCATGAAGACCGGGCAGGCCAATCGCCCGGAGCGTCTGACGCGGATCGACGAGATCCGCCTGCGCGCGCTCGACATCGCGGCGCGCACCCATTCCGGCGCGATCCGCGAGGCCGTCGTCGCGCGCGCCGAGACATTCGTTCAGTTCGTCCTCGCCGGACAAGGCGGTGAAGCCGCCCCCGGCGATGGCGCGCCGAACGCACCGCAACCCGCGGCGCCCGCCGGAGATCCGGCGGACGGCGCGGGCGCTGCAGGCGGGTAACCCGCAAGGGTCCGCTGATCGCCGCTAACGCGGCCGACCGCGCCGGGCGTCACCGGCGAAGGATTGCGGGTCCGATGTAGCGGGCGCTTCGGTGCTGCGCGACGCGGGCAACCCCTCCGATCGAAAGCAACTCGATTGAAGGAGGGCATCCCATGCTCCATATCCCCGTCTGGAACGTCCTGCAGTACAAGACCAACGTCGCGCATCTGCTGCAGCAGAAGGACAGCCGCTTCGCGATGGCTGTCACCACCGACAACTACAAGGGCGAAGGCGCCTCGCCGGTCAACCAGGTTGGCCCGGCAACGGCGACGAAGCGCACCGAGCGCGACAGCGACACCAAGCTCAAGAACCTGGCGATGGACCGCCGCTGGGTCTACCCGGTCGACTACGACTGGGCGACGCTAATCGACAAGCTCGATCTGCTCCGCACGATCACCGATCCGACCAACCCGCTCGCCGAGGCGGGCCGGATGGCGATGGCGCGCGCGAAGGATGACGAGATCATCGCGGCGTTCTTCGCCGACGCGAAGACCGGCGTGCAGGGCGGCACCACGACCGCGTTCCCGACCGGCACGCAGCAGGTCGCCGCCGGCGGCACCGGCCTGACCGTCGCCAAGCTGCGCGCCGCGCGGAAGATCCTGCGCGCGGCCGAGGTCGATCTCGAAAGCGAGGATATCTTCATCGCGATCGACGCGGACAAGGAAGACGACCTGCTCGCCGACATCCAGGTGACCAGCCGCGAATACAGCGGCGACAACGAGAGCGGCAAGCCGGTGCTGCGCGAGGGCAAGCTCACCAAGTACATGGGCTTCAACTTCCTGCATAGCGAGCGCCTGCAGACGTCCGGCGGCAACCTGCTCGTGCCGGTGTGGGCCAAGTCCGGGATGCATCTCGGCACCTGGTCCGAGATCTCCGTCACGATCGGCCCGCGGCCCGACAAGAACAACGCGCCGCAGGTCCAGGTCACCGGGACGTTCGGCGCGACCCGCACCGAGGAGAAGAAGGTCGTTCAGATCCTCTGCGCCTGACTGGCTCGCCAGGCGGCGCCGGCATGACGCCGGCGCCGCCGCTTTCGCAACTTCGATAGAGGAGGCCCTCACATGGGCGTGGTCAACACCAAGTCGAACATCGTCACCAATGCCGACGCGACGCCGCCAACGCGCACGTCGGTCAACCTGCGCCACGGGCGGCTGCGCGAGCAGGTCGCGACGGTCGAGGTCGCCGCGGCCGACGACGACACCAGCGTGTTCCGCCTTTTCCGCGCGCACACCAGCTGGAGGATCTCCGAGATCCTGCTCTACAACGACGCCCTCACCGGCGGCACGTCCTTCGATCTCGGCGCGCACAAGACCGCGAAGGACGGCGGCGCCGTGATCGACGTCGACGCCTTCGGCGCGGCGATCGACCTGTCCTCCGCGCGCACCACGGCCGGGCCGCTCAACGCCCTGACCGAGGCGATGAACATCGACAAGATCGAAAAGATGCTGTGGGAGGTGCTCGGCCTCACCAGCGATCCCGACATCGAGGTCGACATCACGCTGACCGCGAACACGATCGGCAGCGGCGCCGGAACGATCTCCGCCGTCATGAGGTACGTCGCCAACGACTAAGGCGGCGCGCGGCCGCGCAAAAGCGCGGCACGACAGCGGCGCGGCGCCGCGTCGGGGGAGAGGCGATGGCGGCCAGGCCGGCGAACGGCCTGGCCGCACCCATCACGAACCGGGAGTGAGACATGGCAACGCGGAAATTCGGACTGTCGATCCAGGAGGAATGGCGTGCGGTCGCGGCGGGCGCCGGCGGTGCCGTCACCGACGACGTCGAGATCACCATCACCGACACGCTCACCAAGGAGCAGGCGATCCTCCTGATCGAGAAGATCGAGGACTACATCGCCCAGAACGGCGTCACCTGACCGGCAGCGTGCGGGGGCGGCGATGACGGTTTCGGTCGTCGACATCTGCAACATGGCGCTCGAGCAGATCGGCGGGTCGTCGATCATTTCGCTCGAGCAGGACAGCACGCCGGCGAAGGCCTGCGCCCGGTTCTACGCGGCGAACCGCGACGCGGTGCTGCGCGCCTATCCGTGGAATTGCGCGACCGAGCGCGACAGCCTGGCCGCGGCGACCGCGGCGCCGGCGTGGGGCTACGCCTATCAGTATCAGCTGCCCGTCGACAGCCTTCGCGTGCTGCAGATCGCCGACATGATCGTCAAGCCGGCGCAGCGCAGCGACGGCACCGGCCTGTTCAAGATCGAAAAGCGTTGGATCCGTACCGACATCGAAGCGCCCCTGCCGATCGTCTACATCGAGCGGATCGAGGATCCGGCGCTGTTCGATCCGATGCTCGTCGAGGTGCTGGCGGCGCGCCTGGCGGCGTCGATCGCCTATCGCGTCACCGGCTCGCAGAGCGCGACCGAGGCGGCGCTGCAGGTCTATAGGGCGCGCGCGCTCGAGGCGCGTTCGATCGACGCGCAGGAAGGCGCGCCGGACGAGCTGCGCGCCGGCGCCGAGTGGCTCGAGGCGCGGCTCTAATGCCGCGCGTCACGCCGATCCTGACCACGTTCAACGGCGGCGAAATGTCGGCGCTGCTCTATGGGCGGGTGGACTTCAAGAAGTACCCGAACAGCTGCCGGCTGCTCGAGAACATGATCCCGCTGGCGCAGGGGCCGGCGACGCGGCGCACCGGCACGCGCTACGTTTCCGACACGCGCAACCACCTGGCCGCCTGGCTTCTGCCGTTCGAGTTCTCGACCGTGCAGGCCTACGTCATCGAGGCGACCGATCAAAAGTTCCGCTTCTTCAAGGACCGCGGCCGCATCGAAAGCCCGCCGGGCACGCCAATCGAGGTCGCGACGCCGTATCTCGAGGCCGATCTCCCGGCCCTGCGTTGGGCGCAGGCCGAGGATACGATGTACCTGGTCCAGGCCGGCCACCAGATCCGCAAGCTCACCCGCAGCTCGCACACGGCCTGGACCCTGTCGACGGTGCAGCTGCTCGACGGCCCCTATCTCGACGAAAAGGTCAATCTGACCATCACGCCGTCCGCGGCGAGCGGATCGGTGACGCTCCTCGCATCGGCGGCGCTGTGGTCGGCGGCCGACGTCGGCCGATCGGTGCGCCTCAAGCACGGCTCGACCTGGTCGTGGTTCATCGTCACCGCCTACACCGACACGACGCACGTCACCGCCGACGTCAAGGCGATCGGGACCGGCGCCGCGACGACGTCCGCGACCGCCAGCGCGGCCTATCGGTTGGGGGCGTTCTACAGCGGCAACTGGCCGCAGCTGGTCGCGTTCTACGAGGAGCGGTTGCTGTTCGCCGCGACGTCGGCGCAGCCACGCACGATCTTTGCGTCGCGCGTCGGCCTGTTCGAGGAGTTCAGTCCGAGCAAGGCGGACGGCACGGTCGAGGACGATTACGCCTACACGTTCACGCTGACCGAGGGCGGGGTCAACGCGCTGCGCTGGATGTCGGCCGGGCAGACGCTCGCGGTGGGCTCGAGCGACCGCGAGGTCATCCTGCGCGCCTCGTCGCTCGACGAGGCGATCACGCCGACCAACGTCACCGCGCGATCGCAGTCGACACGCGGATCCGCGGCGCATATCCCGGTCCGGGTCGACGACCAGGTGCTCTACATCGCCAAGGCGCGCCGCCGGCTTTACGAGTTCGCCTACAATTTCGAGGCCGACCGCTACCGCTCGCCCGACATGACGCTG